CAGCGCTTTGACATTTCAACGCCACTGAGACAGGCTGCCTTTATTGGCCAGTGTGGCCATGAGTGTGGCAACTTCAGAATCTTGGAAGAGAACTTGAATTACAGGGCAGAGGCTTTGCAAAAGCTATGGCCCAAGCGCTTTGATGCGGCCAAGGCCCAGATGTGTGCTAGAAACCCCAAGCTCATTGCCAACACTGTCTACAGCAGTCGCATGGGTAACAGGGATGAGGCCAGTGGTGATGGGTATCGTTTCCGAGGCCGTGGGTGCATCCAGCTCACAGGCTCTGCCAACTACCACCATGCTGGCCAAGCGCTTGGCGTGGACTTGATCATGCAGCCCGAGCTGGTGGCCACGCCCCAGTATGCTGCGCTGACTGCTGGATGGTTTTGGAACACCCACAAGCTCAACCAGTATGCGGATAGTCAAGACTACCGGACCATGACCAAAAAGATCAATGGCGGGTTCATAGGGCTTGACGATAGGATCAAACACATCAACCATGCACTGTCTGTCCTGACATAATTAGCCCATGCCAAGCCAGACACAACAACTTGAGAATCCAAGCCCTCCAACCCTCGGTTATCCGACCGAGGTGTATGAGCGCAGGCATTTCAATGAAAACAATGGCTCACTGACGATTTACTTCAAAAAGCTGGCCAGTGTGCTGGGGTCTCTGTTTGGACCAAGGGGTGGTCGGTTTATGAATAACCCCTATGGGGCTTTTCAAAGCACTGTGGACCAAACGGCAGCAGCGGCCAACACGGCCTATGCCATGACACTAAATACTGTCGATTACGCCAATGGCGTGAGTGTCGCAAGTAATTCAAGGATCACAGTGGCTGACGCTGGTATTTGGAATTTGCAGTGGTCTGGCCAGTTTGAAAACCCTGACTCTCAGGACCATGATGTCAGGGTTTGGCTCAAGATCAATGGGACTGTGGTCACTGGCTCGACTGGATTCTTTGCTGTGCCAAGCAAACATGGATCAGTCAATGGCCATGCCCTGGTCGGATGGAATTACTTTTTGAGCTTAAACGCAACGGATTATGTGGAGCTTTGGTGGGAGACTGACAGCACTCAGGTGAGCATTCAGACCTATGCTGCATCGGGAAGTTACCCCTCAACGGCATCACTTATTGCGACAATGACATTTGTCTCAAACATTAAATAAATACTGCCATGTATATACCACTCAAATTACCCCCAGGCATTTACAGAAACGGCACTGAATACCAAGCAGCTGGCCGCTGGTATGACGCAAACCTAGTGCGCTGGTACGAGAATACTTTGCGACCTATCAATGGATGGCGCACTAGGTCAAGTGCGCAGATGACAGGCTCATGCCGAGGCATCATTACTTGGCGCGACAACAGTGGTAATCGATACATTGGCGCTGGCACACACTCCAAGCTCTACGCCATGAATGAGGCGGGGACACTCAAAGACATTACGCCAACGGGCTTTACCAGTGGCTATGCAAGCTCTACAGTGCTGACTGGCTATGGCTACAGCACCTATGGCACATTTGCCTATGGCGTGGCACGGCCAGATACTGGCACTCCCATTGCAGCCACCACTTGGTCACTTGATACATGGGGCGAGTATTTGATTGCCTGCTCCAGTACAGATGGCAAGCTCTATGAGTGGCAATTGGGGTTTGCAACGCCAACACTGGCCGCAGCCATTACCAATGCGCCAGTCAACAACAAGGCGGTTTTGGTCACACAAGAGCGCATTATCTTTGCCCTTGGCGCTGGTGGAAACCCAAGGAAGGTCCAGTGGTGCGACCAAGAAAACAATACCCTTTGGACACCAGCAGGCGACAACTTGGCAGGCGACTATGACTTGGCAAGCCCTGGCACTCTCATTGCTGGCAAGCGGGTCAAGGGTGTGAATCTTCTGTTTACCGATGTGGATGTCCACACGGCCCAGTATGTTGGTGCTCCATTTGTCTATGGCTTTGAGAAGGCAGGTTCCGGCTGCGGTCTGATTTCAGCCCAAGCCGTGGCGGCCATTGACACTGCTGCCATTTGGATGAGTAGAGCAGGCTTTTGGATTTATGACGGCTATGTCAAGCCACTGCCAAGCGATGTGTCAGACTACATTTTTGACAATATCAACTATGCCCAGGCATCAAAGATTTATGCGGTCCATGTCAGTAAGTTTGGCGAAATCTGGTGGTATTACCCCAGTGCAGCCAGCAATGAAAATGACAGCTATGTCACTTTCAACTACCGCGAAAACCACTGGAACATAGGCACATTGGCTCGAACTGCTGGGGTTGATGCGGGTGTGTTTACTTATCCTTTGATGGTCTCAAGTGATGGCTACATCTACGAGCATGAGGTCGGTTTCAACTATGACAGTGCCAGCGTTTATGCCGAGTCTGGTCCAGTCCAATTGGGCAATGGCGACAACATAATGAACGTACGCCAAGTTGTGCCAGACGAGCAGACCTTGGGTGAGGCGGTGGTGTCGTTTAAGACCAGAAACTACCCGACAAGCACACAATCCACATTTGGACCCTACACGGCAGCCAATCCGACTTCAGTCAGGTTCTCAGGCCGCCAAGTCAACATGAGGGTGACTGGCAACACTTTGGCTGATTGGCGGGTTGGGGTGATGAGGTTGGAGGCGGTGGCTGGCGGCAAGCGATGAGTGACCAAGAACAGCTGGAGAGGTTGCGCCACCATGTGGAGGCGGCATTAGAATACTCTGGAGGCACACATAATTTTGACGATGTCGCTGAGATGGTTGAGGATCACAGATTACAGCTGTGGCCAGCCAAGGACTCGGTGGTATTGACAGAGATCATTGTCTACCCACGACTGAAGTGTTTGCATTACTTCTTGGCTGGTGGCGACCTAGATGAACTCTCAAGGATGAGACCATTGATCGAGTCCTGGGGCAAATCAGTTGGTTGCACCAGGGTGACTTTGGCAGGCCGAAGAGGCTGGGCAAAGACATTTTTGAAAGACGAAGGTTACAGCCCACAATGGTCTGTACTGGCAAAGGAACTTTAGGGGAATAAATATGGCATCAGAAGCACTCAATTGGGCATTGGCCAACGGCATGACACAGGCCGAATTTGATCGGAACATTTTCAATGCTGTGCTTGATGCGCAGAAGCCTGGCTCTGGCGTAACAGATTCTATGCTCCGGTCTGAGATGGATCGACTTGGCATCTCTCCAGCAGATGTGGCCCGTGCCACTGGCGTGACCACTCAGAGCGTTGAATCCAGATACGCCACTGCCATCCCCAAGACTGAGGCCGAGCTGATTGCTGATGCAGCTGCTGAGGCAGAACTTGCAGCACGTACAGCCAGAGACACAACAGCCAGTCAGTCTTTAATTGATGCGAGAAACTTGGCGGCTCAGACTTCTGCTGGCAATTTGAGTGCGGCTCAATTGGCGGCTGCCAATGCGGCCCAGCTGGCATTGGTCCAAAGACAAAACGAAGCGGCCTTGGCTTTGCAGCAACGCAATGCAGCAGCGGCTGCTGCGGCTGCTGAAGCAGCCCGTTTGGCTGGATTAAGAACTAACACTGGCGTGACTGGTGGCACTGGTGGCGTGACCGGTGGCACTGGTGGCTTGCTCGGCCCAACTGGTGCAACCAGTGTGACTGGCACAACACCATTCGCAAATGCGACTCAAGGCTTTGCCCAGAACTTTGCCAATTACCAGTCAATCCCCATTGGCGCTCAATACAACCCCAATGTGGTCGGTGGCACTGGCTCACCTTACTCACAAGTCATGGGCCAGATGAGACCACTTGGCAATCCATACGCTGGCGTGGTGGCAGGCCAAGCAATGGGTGGATATAACCCAGGTTTGTATGACCAGATCGCAGCTGCCAATGTGGCTAGAGCTGCTGCCGCAAACACTGGCGTGACTTTGGCCGACTACTATGGTGGTGGTGGCGATGGTGGTGATGGCGGTGGTGGTGGTGGCGGTGGTGGAACTGGCGCTGGCGCTGGAACTGGTAACGCAATGGCCAAAGGCGGTTATGTCCATGAAGGTAAGATGTTTGGCGCAAACCCACCTGGTCCAGATGATGGCGCTGTCAATCTTGATATTGGCGAATACGTGATCAAGAAGTCTTCAGTCAACAAGTATGGCCGTGGACTTTTGGACATGATCAACGAAGGCAAAGTGCCTGCTAAGAAAATGAAATCTTTACTCGGATAAGGTGGCAATATGTCAAAAGGTGGAACAACAACCTCAACAAGCTCCATTGATCCACAGATCAAAGAAGCATTCTTGGCCAACTTTCAGCAGTCCCAAGGGGTCGCTGGTGCATTGCCAGTCCAGCAGTTTGCCGGCTACAACCCAATGTATCAGGCAGGCGAGGAGGCTCTGGTCAACACGGGCCTTGCTGGCCCAGGCATCAGTGGCACAGACTTGGCAGCCCAGATGGCCGCTTATGGCGGTGTTTATCAGCCTGCACAGATTTCAGCGCAGCAGACTAATTTGGGATTGACTGGACCAGGCTCAATTAGCAGTTACATGAATCCATATACAGAGTCTGTGCGCACCAACGCATTAGCCGATCTGGAATCTGCAAGACGCGCTGCCATTCAGCAAACTGGTGAACGTGCCACGCAAGCCCGTGCATTTGGTGGATCACGCCAAGGTGTGGCCGAGGCTTTGACTAACCAAGGGTTTGCCAAGCAGGCTGCCAACCTTGGTACAACATTAAACGAGCAAGCATTCAATCAAGCCATGGCCATGCAACAGGCTGACATTGGTCGCAGATCAGCAGCCGACATTGCCAATCAGCAAGCAGGCTTGCAAGGTGCGCAATTGAGGCTAGGCGGTGCAAGCCAGCTAGGTAATTTGGCTGCACAACAACAAGCATTGCGTCTTGGTGGCGCTC